CTAAAGTTGAATTTGAAATATTTATTGTTAAATTCATAGATACATTTAGAGATGAATTAGTCTCATTTGTACTATAATTTGCTCCACCTTTTGCATTTGTTCCTGCACATGTTCCAGAAACATTTATTGTTGAATTACATGTTTTTGTAGCAATCATATCTGCAAAGGAATAAGTTGTAGTATCATCAGTATTATTACATGTTCCTAATAATCCTGAAGAACTATCACAAGTCTTTGTAGATGTTATTGTTGTCTCTGTAGTTGAGATACCAGATCCAATGAAATAAGGCGTACAAATATGTTCAGTGAAGAAATTTCTTAACGCAATTGAATCAGTTACACCTGCTTCATTAACAGTAATAACTTCATAATAATCTTGTTCTAGCGCAAAAGCTAAGGAAAATAAAGAAAAAAGAATAAACAATGAAAAGAGTTTTTTCATGTTTATCACTTCGCTAGTGTAACTTCAAAAACTCTAACGATATTATCGTTTGAAGAACCACCCAAAGTAATTACTCCGGTAGAAACAACCCATGTTGGTTGTTCTTGACCTGGAGTACCTTGTTCGGTTCCAAAAACACTCTCAATAACCCCATATTTTGTTGGAGTAAGAGTAATTATGTCATCAGAATCCGCTGTTGCTGCTGTTACAATAAGCAATTTTTTATGTCTGGACTGACCTAACGCAAATCCAGTATCAGTGATTGTACAACCTGCTGTTATGTCTACCATTTAGATCACCTATTCTCCAAATATAACGTGTACACGTCTCTTATTACTAGTAGATCCAGCTATTGTTAATGTAAGCGTTCTACTAGAAACGGCAGTTGTACTTGCATCTGTAGTCTCAAGAGTCATAATACTTAGATCCGTTGCGTGGATAAAAGTTAAAACTCCTAAAACATTTTTAATACCATATTTGTCTAAGTCGACAGCGATAGTATCTCCATTATCTGCAGTTGCAAGAGTCTTAATAGTTATGACTTTACTTGCAAGATTAGGGACAGTTTGTTCAAATGTACATTCTGATGTTATATCTACCATAATTTTCACCTCAATAAAAATATCAATGAAGGTTCTACTTCAATGATGTAATTTTACAATTATACTCTGGAGCTGTACAGATTAAAGTCTCGTACATCTTCACCATAAACTTATATGAGTCGTTGGTTTTTGCTAGTTCCTCATATGTCATATCCTGTAGAACTCTCATTTGCCAGGTAGTTGAATCCATAACAACTAATGCTCTTGAGTTTGTAGTTACAGGCATAAACTTTGAAGGAATGATTGGTAATCCATCAAATAACACTGCTTGGAAACCCCATGCAATTTTATCTGCTGGAACAATTCTCTGATAATCCTGCAATAATGCTTTAATATCATCAAGAGTTTTGAAATCAGTTAACATAGAATCTGGGTTACTTTGACCAAGAGTTGTTGACTCATCTGCAGTTCGTGCTTCACGAATAGCTTGTCTCAAACCATCAATGGTTACTGTTGCAGATCCACCAGCTACAGTTTGTAAACTGTCTGTGTTTAGAATACCATCATATTCTGCTCCGACTGTTGAGGTTCCTCCACCGTATGCAGTTCTTGCAGTGTCAACGTTACCGTTAATGAGTGTATCTTCCTCAACAAATCTCATTGTTTTTGATTTGTTCATAACCTCTAAGTTAAATGCATCGATATATCCATTTTGTAAATAGAACTTTGATGCTGCCTGATAAGGACCAGTGATTCTTCCCACTTGTCTTACAAATTTAACCGCTTTTGATGTTCTTGCATAAGTATCATCTGTCTCTGCAAGTGACTCATCTTCTGTTCCGAAAAGTCTTACTCCTCTTGCAGTGAGTCTATTAAACTCTGCAGTTCGACCATACTGAGTAACACGTGGCATTAACTCAACCATAGGAGTTAAACGTCGTGTCATATCAATAATTGAAGGATCAACCCATAGAGGGATTAATGCTTTGTCAGTTGAACCTGTTGCAGCACCTGCAATACTTGCAGATTTCATAAAGTCTGCTCCAACTGCTTTTTCAGTCATATCCGTAATTGCTTTTCCTGCTGCAGCACGAGCATCTAACTTTCTCATACTGTCAATATACATTGCATTATTTGGCATAAGCTCACTGGATTCAAAACTTCCAGAAGCTTTATTTAAGGCCTTAAACCCTTTTCGCATTTCTGCTTCATTCTCTTCCATTAATATCACCTACTGTAAATATCTGTGAGGTTCAGCATTTTTCTCTACTGTCTCATCCTTCTTTCCCTCTTGTTTCTCAAGAGCCTGTTTGTCAGTTTGAATTGATTTTACTCTGCCATCTAGAGTTACTTTCATCGCATCCAATCTGGCATCTGATGCAACTTTTGCTTCATCAAATTCTTTCTTCATCTCAGCAACTTTTGCAGTATATTCCTTTTCAATTTTCTCTGTTAATACAGTAAAATTCTTGGAATATTCAACTTTAAGATCTGAAAGTGCTTTCTGAATATGAGGATCATCCATAACAGATTTGTTTAAGCTTGCCTCTTTCTTTTCCTCTTCTGCAGGCTTTTTATCATCTGCTGGAGGAGTTACTTTTTCTTCATCTCCCATTTTATCACCATCTATTTTAAACGATTTTGCGATGCAGTTCGTTATTGAAGCATTCTTATTAGCAGGAATGCCAACTACTGAAACTTCATAAATTTCTACATCTGTTATTACCTTAACATCTTTCTTCAATACTTTGTCATAAGAATCTTCAAATTTCAAAATTCTTCCACCGATTGAAAATGATTTTAGAATACCTTCATTTATCTGGGTAACTACATCAGCCATTTTTGCAGCCTTCGTAGGGATAACATTTATCATAACCCTATCTCCAGATCCACTAACTTCTGATTTTAATACTTTTCCAACACCTAACCCTTTAGTATCATGATTGAAAAAAACAGTAGCACCATCTAAACTTTTTGCTATTTTTGGGATTATAGATTTACCCATTCTCTCATTATCTCTATCTAAGTCTGTAGAGGTAGCAATTCCCCCAAATAATTGTAAATCTTTACCATCATCTGAAACTGTTTTTTCAAACGGCATTAATATTTCAAATTTTTGCATAGTTTGAGGATTATATACAAGTATTTAAATCTATTGTTCATCTAGCTGGGTAGATCCATTATAAAAAATAGCTTTTGTATTATCAACTGGTTTTGATTTCTGTCCTTTTTTTGGACCAAATAAATCATCCATAAATACAAAATCACGATTAATACCAAATTGAACACGAGCTAACGCATCCATATTCTCTTCCATTCTTATTCGGAGAGTCTCTCTATTTGCAGGATCCATAACTTCTGGTTCAACTTCTATAGCACCATATGGATAATCTTGATTTGGATCTGCTTTGAAAAGATTCATTGATTTTGAACGAGTTTGATTAGCTTGTTGGGAATTTAGATTTTCTGAGTTCTCTTGTTTCTTTTGATTACGTTTTGGATTTGCAGCATTTGGATTATTCATTGCTGCATTTGTAACCTTTTTTTCTTGCTCTGCTTGAAGAAGATAAAGAGGAGTATCACCAACATCTTTTGTTGGTTTGTCTATCTCTGTATCTGTGGAATCGTATCTTACTTTCTTATCTCCCATGTCTGGAAGACCAACTATGTCAAGAAGTTGATTTGGAGTAGTGTATGGAATCGTTGAGAGTAGTTGGGCCATTTGTGCATATTTAAGATTTTCTCTTGAGTTCTCGTCGTTAAACTTAAAAAAGACATCATCAAAACCAAAGTTTTCAGTATTGAGAATTTCTTTATTTATAATATCTTGAATCATTAATCTCATTTTCTTCTTACGTCTATCCCATGATTCTAATTGAATCTGTGAATTCTTTGATTCGGATCCGGATGTGAGTCCAAGGAATACAGGTGGAACTCCCATTGCTGCAATTATTTCTTGACGTAGATAGTTCATTAATTCAACAAACTGCATGTCTCTATTTTTGAGTTCAATAAGTTTATGCTCCATCTCTCCTGATGAAGTATTTAGATAAACATCTGTTTGAGGAGTACATTTCTTCAATGTGTTTTTGATTCTCTCATTCTGAGCATCTGATAAATTCTTGGAAATCCAGATAGATCTTGGAAGTCCAGGTCTCTTGAAATATTCTGTGTTATAATCTTGTGCAGACATTTTTGCACGAATCGTAAATATTACTGATTGAAGTGACGATATTCCATATACTCTGCCACCTATTGTATTAACGTTAAAGTGGGCCATTTCCCAAGGATAGAAGTTAACACGATAATGTAACACACGTTGGATATATCTTACGGTTCTACCATTTCTATCATAGTCTAAACGGATAGTTGCAGAATCTACAGGTCTCATATATTCTAAAAATCCACGATCATCTCTAATTAATTCTGCATATGCATCCCCAAAGATAACGAGAGAAGATACCATATCTTGCAGATATTTTTGAAAATTAGAATTCTTAAATGCTTTCCATACTTTTTTCACATGTCGTTCATTCTTACCTTCAATAGTATAACCATCTCCAATAATTGCATCGACTGTAATATCAACACATGCACGCACAATTGGTTCATTCAAATAAGCTTTCCATATAAAATCATAGGAAACAGGTTGGGGTTGCCCCCACCATGTATTCCTGAAACTAAGGTAATCAGGTGTGATAGCATGCGAGCCTTTGGCTGAATTGGGAATTGAAGCTCCCCTGTACTTTGCCATAGAGCTACTTTTTATAAAGGAAATTGGTTCAATACCTAAATCCACCACTTAACACCTGAAACTTGATCATCATTAAAATCACTGCTATGTGAACTGATATTAGATACGGAGAAATCTGAAGTATTTAAATCTTTATGCTCGGAGTCATCATTTCTCTCGATTAAGTCAACTGATGCATCTGCATACATTACCGCACATTTCTGATAAGCAAGAGCTAGTGCAATTACATAATCATCATGTTTTTTAGAAGGTGCACTCATCTTTACAACGCCTGAGTCTGATAACTCATATTGATAAAATCTCAACTCATCAGCCATTACATTTTGAGATCTTGGGATTTTCAATCTTCTTTGCTCTAATCCAGTTTTTAATGTATTAATTAACGCTACTTTAGATTGCATTGAAAATGTGAATCCTTCCGCGCATGGAAGTTCTGCAGCAACTTGTTCAGTTATACCTGCACCAACGCCAGTTTCATCAAGAAGAATTGAAAGTGGGTGGAATCTAAATGATAGTCCCATTATTCTCTCTATTACAAATGAATAAGGTTTTCCAGTATATCTCTCTGTATAGACTACTTTGCAGTTCTTTTGGTCAGTTCCGTCGATAACTACGATTGCAGTGTAATCATACATCTTTGCAATATCCACTCCAATGAAATAATTATGAGATGGTTCTGGTTCGTAAGTTTCTTCATAATCTACAAGTGCATCATTGATAGTAGCCCATTTGAATACACAAACTTGATCATCTACGAACTCTGCAAGCCATTCTGTTCTGAATTCAATGTCAGTTATTTCTTTCTGTTTACGACGTATGTAGGAATGTGAGATGTGTGGGTTCTCAAATGATGAAAATTGGAAAGATGCATATCCAGGCTCTTTTATTAAGCCACGTTGATGAGAGTCATAAAAATGATTCTGACCTAAAGGAGTTGAAATTTGAATCATTTCTCCATCATAATCTGCAAGCATTGGAGAAATAACATTAGTGATAATTGATTCTTTTATATATGCTGCCTCATCAAGAATTATCCTATGGGCCTTGTGACCACGAAGATATTTACCTTCATTGTTTCCTGTGGAACGAGCATAGATCAATGCACCTGATTTAAATCTAATTTCAGGGAATGGAAAGTCCTTTGTTTTCTCAACCAATGGTGCCACTAAGGGGGATTCTAATGCCATTTCTTTGAGTTCATTGAAGATAATTTTAGACTGATCTTGAGAAGGAGAGATGATGAATTGAATGGATTTCTTCTTTGTTATTGCATAATAAAGAGCAAGTGCAGCCATCAATACAGATTTTCCAAAACGACGACCAGCTACAATTGTTGTTACTTGATCAAGACCAAAGATTATCTGCTTTTGCGCATCATGAGGATTGAACCCAAACCAGGTTTTAAGAGCATAGATGATATCTATTTGTCCTAATTTCCAGATTTGACTTTCTTCGTCGCTAAATTCATCTTTCATCTTCATCTACTTTCTTCTTTTTCTTTGGATCTTTTTTGCGATAAGCCATTAATTCAATTTCCATTCTACGCTTATCTTCAAGCTCTTTTTTCATTTTCTCAACATCTTCATTTTGTTCCCAGGGAATAGTTGCTTTTGATTTGGAATTGAGAAGATCTCCTGATTTGTCAATTGAGAGTTTTGAGAGTTCTGCCATTACAGTTTTGAAGACTTGAGTCTCGGATTTATCTAATTGTTCACCAAAGTTACGACGTAGAATGAGTTCAACATAATAACGAGTGATGAGTCTAAGTCTATTTGTTGCGATGGGATCTTCTGTTTTGAATTCTATTTTAGTGAAAAGAGTATCGTAAATGTCTTTACGTGCAGTGCACCCCTGATTATCAGGAGAATTGTGAATACATTTGGCCTTGTAAGAACAATTGGTACACTGCACAGATAGGTACTGATTAGACTCATCTGAGAATTCAGTAACAGGCTTACTTGGAATCATGCCAGATTTGAACTTTGCATCCCAATCGGTCATTTCTTAGATGCCTCAATTTTAGTAACTTTTTCGTGAAGTTCTGTGTCTTTTTTAGCTCTAACTAATTTAAGAATTTTCTCTAAACACTTAATCTGTTCAGATCTAGTCCCCATTAGTTCAAGGGATAGTTCCCATTCTTTTATTTCCATGTCTGTAGCTAATTGAAACATTTTTAATTCAGCTCTTGGGCGACATCCTGCATCATGAATTATCGTATAACTCTCACAATTATGTGCTAGATCTTTCCCATCAAACAACATCTTTGCAGTACCAGGACCGTTAGGATCTATGATCACTCTAAGAACACTATTTTCATTACTCACTGACATTACCCCTTTTTTTAATTCCTTTCTTAACTGCAGCTATTTTGATTTCATTATCAATTATTCGCTGAATTACTCCTTTTTCAATCTCTTCTACTGGAACATCTGATTCTACAATTTCTATTGTATCATACCCAGATGCTTTAAACCCACCATCAAATGTGGTTGGGACACGCGCTTTTAATAAAATATATTTTGCCATACGAATATTCACCTCATAAAAATAACCATCTTACAATAACTGTAGTTCCTACAATCATTAAGATTGCGAATATACAGAATATAAACCACATTAGGGGGATAAGAAATATTAAGGAATACCCAAACTCTCTTAGCTTTACTAAAACACTTAATGGAATATTATCGTAAATTTCTTTAAAAACCATTTATATACCTCGTTTACCTTGTTCTAATCTTCTGATCCATTCACGTGGTTTGTCTATTTTACCTTCGTTGTATAGATCACTATCTTTTGCATATACTGCTGTTTCTTTTTGGCAGATCCTTTCGAATGGACATTTCTTTGTACAAAGGATTCCCATTTTATTTCTCTCGTGTTTGAGATATCCTAAGTTCATACAATGCATGATTGAGTAATGCCCGAAACAGGAATGATCTTTTCTTATGTTAGCTATTATTGCTAGACGTTTTTTATTTTTTGCTGGATCCATAATCATCATCATTGAGTATTTGAATTGCAGTTTTTAAATGGGAGGTCATTGATTCTCTGCCTGTTTTTATTTTGGTGAGTTCATTGAAGATCTCTTCAAGGACATGGTATCTATGTGTCTTCGGGGAAAGAAAGAGTAGATCTCTTTCTATCTGTACCATGCGCGCGGTGAGTCTATTGATGATATCCATGTATCTCTTGGGTTCCATGAACTTACAATTTGGTCGATTTCTATCCAAATACTTTTTGAAACATCCTGCATGACAGAACACAACTACCTTTCTGTACTTTTGTTCGTTGACTAATTTCTGTACCTGATTATCACAATAATAACACGTAACTATAACCATTCTTGCCTTTTTCTTCTTCTTTGTTGCAGCATATGATGCATTTTGCATCATTTTCTCCTGGTCTTTTATGGATGATTTTTTCATAGATAAACCTCGATACTGTCTCCACTTTCCCTGGAAGTTGATTTGAACTTTGAAATACCTGGTGCACAGATGATTGCGAAGAATATTATCCAATCATATGGGGTTTGGATGTATTTGAAGATGCAGAGAGTTGCATACAAGATTGCGAAAAGGAGCGCCATTATATCACCTGCTGGCCCTCTTTGTGAGAGTCTATACATTTCTGAGCTAGTGTTTGGTTGTAACGTATCTTCTTACAAATTGGACATTTGTAACATACCAATTCTACTGCAATGCGATCACACTTTGGACAGCGATGCTCAAACAGACGGATTGGGGTTGCGGACATTAGGGGATTTTTGTTCATAAAGATACACCATTAACTTGATCTAGTTTTACTTGCTTCTTGCAGCAACTCTTTGGTGAGAGCACGTTTTTGTGTGAGGAGGATTGCTATTTCATTCTCTACGCGTTGGAGTTCGTTTAAGAGTTCTGTTTGTTTTTTATTCATTATTATACCCACACAAATCAGAATAAT